TGTGGTATCGGCATGTCACGGACTGCGCTGGGTATTGACGCCCATAAAACAGTATAAAAATGCCTCGGTTACCCGTTGGTAATCCGAGACATAATCGTTAATTCAATGCCGTTGGGACGGTTCTTCGGTTCATGTTGGTGTTGATTATGTCAAGGAATAATGAAACGAGGAACCGCCCCCTGTTTCCTGCCGTCAAACTCGAACAGCAGCGCGAAATTCTCTGTCTCCACGTTGGCGTTCTCGATGAGGACGTTGTTGGAATCCAGCTCCTCTTTCAGCACATCCGTGCGGAAGCTCTCCGGAACCATCGCCAGCTCCAGGTCGCCCTCGTAGCCCATGTTGTTGGAGATGGTGTAATAGGCGTAACCGTCCGCGTAGAAGTTGCTCGGTTCGCCGTTGGCGTCCAGGGAAAGGGACACCGCGCCGGGCATCGGCACAGGTGTTCCGAAGGTAAACGTCCCGTCGTCCGCGACGGTCAGAATCGCGTAGTGGACGTTGCAGATGTTGAATTTGACCTTATTTTTCTTTTTCGCCATCATTCAGGCCCTCCATTTCAAATGAATACAGCACCTCGTACAGCTTCTCGCTGTCGATCCAGACCTCGGTTTTGTCGTAGAAAACCCCGTGGGCGTCCAGCACAGCCTCCAACCGCCGCTCCGTCTCCGGGCTTTTTTCATCCGTGTACAGTTCGATGTGTAGCACGTCAATCTTGAAATATACCCTGCCGTCAGCGGCGAAGTTGTCGCTCTTCGGCAGGAGATAGCAGATAAAGGGCAGCTCCGGGCTTTCACCCTCCGCGAAGTGGTCATACGCGAAGGGGATACCCGTTTCCGCCAGCATTGCGGTGATTTTTTCCATACGCTTATCCTCCGAGAGCCTGCCGGATATCCCGTTCCAGCTGCTCCTCGCCCTTCTCCTCCGCAGCCGCGATGTGGGGCCGGGCCGCGACACGACCGCCGCCGCGCTTGGCGTGGCCGTGTTCCAACAGGTGCGCCAGCTGGTAGCGGGTTCTGGAATACACCGTGATTTCCAGTGTATTTGCCGTCTCTTTCGTGTTCTTCGTTGACCAGCTTTTCGCGTAGGCTCCGGTATTCTTGGGAGCGGTTTGCTGTATCTCTGTGCGCACTGTTTTTCCAGCTTTTCTGACCGCTTCCTTCATGTCCTCTGTGGCGAGGTCAGCGTATTCTTGCAGGCCGCGCATAACTTCCTCCGCCATCTCTTCAATCCGCACGGTTCTTGCCATCAGCGCCTCTCCTCCGCTTCGCTCTGTATAAGTTCGATAACGGAAATCAAAGATTTCCTATCTCACTTAGCTTTCCGGCACTTGAACTTGATGCCGCGCCTGTGGTAGGAAAGATGGTCGATGCCGAGTATGTCGTAAATCTCTCCGTTGAAGAGGACGCGGTTCCTGGTGGAGGACATGGCGGCGGTCTCTGCGCACCAGCGGACTGTCACATTCATATCTGTATGTTCCACTGTCTCGCCAACCACCGCCTGCTCCGTGCCGCTCTCTCCACTGATGGTGGCAAAGCAGGTGTAGCAGTCCTCCCAGACGTTCTTATGGTTTCCAATCTTGTCCGTCACCACCCGGTTTTCCTGGAAAGTCACCCGGACGTTCATTGCCGCGATATCCATCAGAAACGCTCCTCCCGGTTGCCGAAGAGCATGGCGCGGAGCGTCAGGTTCATGGCGTGGTGGTCGGCTTCCTCTCGATGTTCGTAGAGGTAGGCCACAACATACATCACGGCAATCTTCCCGTTCTGGGTTTCCGCCAGGATTGCCGGGTCATCCGTGCGGAGAATATCCATGCAGGACTTTTCCGCCGCCGTGATCAGGCTCTCAATCAGCGCGTCATCCGCGTCAAAGTCCACGCAGAGATAGTTCTTCATCTCTTCCAGCGTTACCGTCACGACGGCAGCCTCCTTCCCATGTGTAGCCCGAAATATGGAGGACAGAGCCGTTAAACTCTGCCCTCCATTCTTATTTCTCAAGAGCCAGCCTTCATCTTGAGAAGCTGGATGCCCTCCGGCAGAATGACCTTGCCGTCCACGCGCTCGGTGGCCACAAAACCGACCTGGCCGTTGGTAGCGTAAAGCTCGCTCAGGCGCTGCACCGTGCGGCCCGCCCTGTCGCCGATCCAGTAGTTTTTGAAGTCGCCGAAGGCAATGGCAAACGCGCCAGCCGCCACAGCGGGAGCATAGGGGCTGGTGTAAATGTCGTAGCCCAGCAGCTTGTCCGGCTGTCCGGCCTGTACGGAAGGCTGCCACAGATAGGCACCGTTGCCGTCCTTGAGCTTCCGCAGCAGGGAAACGGTCGCGTCGTTCATGAGGAACTTCGCGTTCTTGCGGTACGGGGATTTCAGGGCATAGACCAGGCTGATGATCTCGTCCACAGTGATGGCGTTGGCGGCTGCGGCGGTCACACCGACCGTGCCGCCGTTGGCGGTGAAGATGCCAGTGGGCTGGTTCGTACCGGTTCCGACGCAGAACGCCTGCTCCTCCGCCACGCCGAAGGCACGGGCAAACTCCGTGACGATGTAGCTCTCCAGATCGAACTCGGCGTCCTGCAAAAGCTCCACGCTGACGCGGATGAGGTCCGTCAGCTTGAAGGCCTCAATCTGCTTCTGGCTGAAGGTGGGGTTGCTCTCAGTGAAGGGCGCGTTCTCCGCCGTCCAAGAGGCCACAGAATGGCTCACAGCAATAGGGAATCTTCCGGTCGTGGGTGGGTGATGGAGCGGCAGTCAGGCGATGGCTTCCGCGAGGATGCGGACGCAGGGGTTGACCGCCATTATCTGCATGACGGAACGCTTTGTGACGGCCTTGCCGGAGATCGTGCTGCCAAGGAAGAAGCGATAGCCGCTCCCCACTGTGCTGTTTTGCGGGTTGTCCCGTCCGCGAAACCGGCTGGATAGGATGCCAACGATATTTGCTCAAAAGATCTTTTTCTAAAAATATTTTATGAAAAAGATATTGACATATAGTCTGTGTCCTGCTATAATGGATTTTGAGAGGTGAAGCCTATGGAAAGTTCGTTTGATGTGGGAAAAATATCTCGGCTCCAAGAAAACCTTGCCAATATCCGCAAAGTCGCGGGATGGTCTGCCGAGGATCTTGGAGAGATGTTGGGCGTAACAAGGCAAACCATCGTGAACCTTGAGAATAGCAATGTGCAAATGAGCAAGACGCAGTATATCGCTATTCGGGCATTATTAGACGTAGAGATACAACGCAGTAATAATGAAACACTCAGTCAGGTTATAGAAATCTTGATTGACAGCGGCACTATCTCTGAAGAAGTGCAAAACGAGGTAAAAAAAACAATATCCAGTACGGCAAATTCTATCGGCAAGAGAGTTGGAAGCGTTGCTATCGGAACCGCTATTACCGCAGCTCTTCTTCCTTCCCTTGGAATCTTGCATTTGCCAACTATAGCGACCGCCGTATTTTTATATGAAATATTGAAAGGCAAGGGTGATGATGAGAGTAAAAAATAACGGTGGCAACTAATATATGGATGATATACAGAGGAGGCTTTACAATGTCAATTCCTAAGTGGCAAGCTCACCTTTACATCCACGGATGGAGTGTAGCACATGCTGCCACAGCGGCGGCAACGGCTCAATCGCCAGAGGGTGGTTTCGTACCTTTAACGGCGGAAACCTGTGTGGCGGTTGGTATCTTTGCCAGAATGTGTGGCGCCGAGTGGACCGAAGCGTTTGTAAAAACCTTCGTCAAACAGCGCTTCGCCGAACACGCTGGTAAGGAAATCCTCCGGCAGACTGCTGGCAAAGTTCCTCTTTTGGGCAATGGTCTCAATGGATGCATCTCCTTTGGAGTCACTGAAGCGATTTTGTGGGATGTATACCATATGTGTACTAAATAAACAGCAGTTCCCGGATGTCGTTGGCGGACATCCAGCCGTTTTGCCTTGCTGTGGCGAAGAGAAACGGGGGACGGTTTCTCGGTTCATGTTGGTGTTGATTATGTCAAGGAAACGAGGAACCGTCCCCTGTTTCCTCCAGTGATTTCCATCATGGAGAAACGGGGGACGGTTAATGCGAAAGTAAAGACAAATGTCTTCTAAATGTGGGCACATCACCGCTTTTGTGCATTGCGTGTGCGGTTTTTCGGCATGGACTGTTCCTCGGTTCATGTTGGTGTTGATTATGTCAAGGAATAATGAAACGAGGAACCGTCCCAACGGCATTGAGATAACGAAAATGGCCTAGGAAAAGACGAATGCTACCGCAAGCATAGGAGATCGTTGAAGGAACTGAAGACAGAAAAGGGCATGCTTAACAGACA